ATTCAATCCAGTACCACCACCTGATACCGAAACTGTACAAAGCAGCGTAGCAGATCCAAGAGCTGCATCAGCAGTAGCAGGAATAAGTGCATTCGCAGCAGCCTGACTTGTAGGACTGCCATAAATCTTGATCAATCCACCATTGATACCTGCAGCAAAGTCATCAGTAGCCATCAGGTGATTCCGCATTCCAGTCGAAAGTTTAAAACTCATGATTCACCTCAATCAGCAGTGGCGACAATTTCGCCAACAGAAAAAGTAAGAACTCCATTAGCAATCAATGCACGAGAAGCAAGAAGTGGTCCCTTAAACAAGCAATTCCCAGCAGACAGGGCATCCCAAACAGATGCATGCGTCACCGTATATCCTGAAGACGCCGAATTAACGGTCCATGAAACTTCAAGCGTACTAAGTGATTGTCCGCCAGACCCATCAGCAAACGTAATCGCCTTTCGTACATAATCTGCATCAGTACCAACCACTACCTCATTGCTCGCTCCAGTCTCTCCTGGATCACCAGTATGCAATGCTACATACCAAGCAGATGGTCTAGTAGCTGCGGTAGCTGTCAACAGCCAGGTAAGCACCAAATTTTCCGCATAATCACTTAAACAAGACATATCTCACCTCACGCAGATATAAGTGCAAAGCCAACTGGGACACGAAGCGATTCTCCAGCAGCAAGCACTTTGGCAGTTGAGAACAACACAGCAGAACAAAGAAGCCCAGTAGTTCCACCTCTCGTAACTCCAGTAGTTACAAACGCTCCACGAACCGTAGATGGACTAGCAAACGCTAATTCATTTGGACTAGCAACAGTTGTCAGAACTCCAGCTGAAACTGGAGGAAAAGAAATCGTTGGCCTAGCTCCTCCGACAGCTGTATAAACTGTATCTTCACCACAGTCAGCCATGAACGTAGTCATAGTGTCTGCTGCAAGAGGAGTTCGATTATTATCAAATAGCGACAGATACCAAGTTGAGTATGCCGATCCTCCCATGAAAGCAGCATTGAGTAGATAATCAACTGCTGGTGTTGGCATCAAATTATGAATCTTTTCAACCGACTTAATTTTTCCATCTACACCAATATGCTCAACGGTATAAATGAACCCTGGCCTGTAGTTCTCTTTCATTTACTCTCCTCTCCGAATGACCTCGGCATCGATCCATGATTGTGCGGCCAACCGTGAGGTGGTCGGCTGCTGGAGGCTGACGATGAACTGCCGTATTCCATCCTGCTCCCGGATCAATGTTGCCCCGGAAACCGCCGTCTCAACCGCCACATTCGCCTCTTGAACATTCTTACATTCCCCCCCCGGCGCCCCGATGACCAGCCCTCGCTGTGACTGCCAGGCTACGTTGCTGCTGGTCGGCACCCTCCTGCCGGTACCGTAGACTCCGCCGTAATCGAACTTCTTGGTAACCGTGAAGCCGTCTTCCGGCGTCCCAGCCCAGAACTCGGTGCGGTCCCCGTAGGCCAGGAACAACCCATCGGCCACCGGCTCCATGATATCGACAACTGCCGGGAACTGAAGGAAGTTGCTACCAAGCCGGAACTGGTCGAACGAATAAGGCTCCGAGTACCAGATCGTACCGAGCGCATCGGCGACGTAGGCCCGCGCGTTATACAACCTGATGATCCGGCCGGCCGGCGGCGGACTGATGAAGTGCCCGTCGAACACGTTGCTGTTGTCATAGGTACCGGCGGCGATCGTATAAGAACTGCTCGTCGTATCGGCGACATGGAACAACTCATTGCCGTTGGGCATTGACAGATACAGCCGCAGAGCGACAGCCTGAGAATCGACGATATGCGGCAGGTTGCCGAACACGATGCCACAACTGGCCTGGGCATCGATACTGACGATTTCCGAAGGCCCCGACTCGACCCCGGCAGTATCGACCCAGACACAACAGGCCAGATACCGGCCGGCGCCGTATACCCCGGAGGTTGTCGACAGGGCCGGCGCCGTCGGCGGTGTCACCCCCCACTTGGTCACAGCGGTAGCGGTGATCTTCAACGATATGACACCGTCGCTGAAGTAGACCGTGTCGTTGAAATACTCATAGGTGAAGGTAGTGCCGACAATGCCGGAGTAGATGACGGTCGCCGGCGAGGAGCCGTTGAACTGCTTCAGCTTCGACCCTTCGATGAAATAACGACCGAGCGGGCAACTGTACCCGCCCTTCGGCGCGATGCACGCCAGAGTCTTGACCATCCCACCTCGCTGCCGGATCGATCCGTCGTTGGCGAAATCGGCATTGACTGCGTTGCGAACGAAGTTCTCGGGGATGCTGGCCTTCTGTACCCGGTTATTCATGCCTCCACCAAACGGATGCAGGGTAACAACCCCGTTCTCGTACTTCATGTCCTATACGCCGGATCCATGCCGACCCGGGTCTCCTGGTTGTGATACCGCCGCATCTGCTGGATCCCGTCGGAGACATAGTCCTTGTACCACTTCAGATGATCAGTGGCCTTGATTGGGTCCTGGGTCTCGACATCATGGTGGTTGAACGCCTTGTGTGCCGCCCACTGCACACAAGCCAGCTGGAAGCGGGTCGGCAACTCGGGAGCGGCAGGGGGGGCCGTCCCGCCTCCTTCAGGTACCGGCCCGCTTCCAGCCAGGTCGTACCGACTGTAGCGCCAGAGATGCAGCGTGAGAACCACTCCGTTCTCAGCCGCGGTCGGAGTCGGGGTAAGTTTGATGTACCCAGTGGTCTGGTCAGTCTGCCACTGAGCCGGCCGGCCAGCCGTTGTCGCCCCCAGGTCCTCCGGCCATTCGTCATTGATTGCCGTCGAGTCCGGCAGTATTTTCCCCAGCCGGCGTGCCCCGTCCCAGATGTCCAACACCTGTATCGTCCGATCGGGAATGGCGTAAACGGCGGTGCTGGTCTGCAAGGTCAGGGTATAGTTCGTGATGTCCTTGAAATACCCAGTGTCTTCGCAGAACTTGTCCTGCCCCTCGGCGAGATACCGCAGCAATGCGGCCTCTTCCCAGCCAGTCGGCGGCGACACCGATGAAGCGTTGAGCACATGGTACAACTCGGCAAGCATCTCCGCCCTGGTCATGCCTTACACCCGCCGCCAGGGGATAGCCGAGAAATGTCGAACGACATCCTCCGACTCCCCGGTGTACTTGTTCTTCTTCTGCTCGACAATGGTCATCTGGCAGCACTCGAGTGTGGTCATGACCTCCCGCGGTACCTCGACAGGGACCCCGCGCTTGATCTGATAGACCTTGCCGTTGACCCCGACAACCTCGTAGTTGTTCATGCCGGGAACTTCATCGATCATGATCCGGACCATGTCTTTGCCCTTGGGTTTGGCAGGTTCGGCGGCCGGCTTGGCCCCCTTGCCTCTCACCTTCACAACTACTTCATCATCTTCCGGTGGTGCGGGCGGGACCGGTGTGTCAGTCAAGCCAAGTTCAAATTCTTCGTTTCCAGTCATACATCCCCCTTAAAAGTTTAATTGCAGTTGAACTTCACTCACAAGAGAGGGAGTCACCCCCCTGCTCCTGTAAGTGCCTATCAACTAGATTACACGCCCCACATCTCGATTAAGAAGACGCCGGAAGCGTAGGTGCCGACCACGCCAGCCGCGCCACAGGTAAGATAAAGATACTTGTTGGCTGCCGCCGGGACAAGGAAGGGCTTGACCAGCCCAAGGGTCCATGCGCCGCCGGCGGTGACCAGTGCGGTCTCAGCGAGATCGCCGACCGCGCCATCATAAGCACCAGTGCCTTCGGTAGCGGCGTAGAGATCAATATCGGTCACACCGGTCGTAGGTGCTTCGAGGCAGGTCATAAACCCTCCGACGATCGTGCCGTTGATGGCGGCCGTTACCTGGCCGATGTGCGACACACCACTGAGCCCGATGATATCGAGATCGGTGGTTGTCGACTTGGTGCCAGTGAGATCGATGAGGATCGTAGTCTTGATCATCCCACCGACTCTTTCCACTGCACTCTCATAGATCGTGCCGGTACCGGCAAAGCCTGCGCCCGGGGCCATGGCGTCCTGGGCTGAGAGGTCGGCGGCATAGTTGAGTTCAGCTACTGTAGCGTTGAGCCCACCAATGGTCGGCATCCCACTGTTGGATGTTTCCAGATACTCAGTGATGACTCTCTGGGTCTTAACTTCTTGTCTGCTCATAGGTATTCTCCTCCTGGTATTTTTCCCGCCAGGACAGGTAAAAGGGGTTAGCGGAGAGCCAGCCAGCGAACTACGTCGGCTGCGGTGTCACAAATGTCAGTACCGAGCGTGAACCCGGGGCCTTTGCCTGACATATCGTAGCACGATACAGCGGAGGCAGCGGCGTCGAATGTCGTCTCCGTAGTAAGGCTGGTGGTCGTGGCGATGGCGGCGACTACGCGGGTCTCGCCGTTGACCATGATCTTGTCCCCAACGACCAGTTCGCCGATAAAATTAGTGCTGGTACCGGTTACCGTGGCGGACCCTGCCGTGACAGCGACGGTGCCTGTGATCGTCGAGCCCGATGCCCTTCCCGCATACAGCGAGATCGACCCGGCAGCGTTGACCGACCACTGGGTATCGGCGTGGTTACCATTGTCGAGCGAGGTGCCTGCAGACATCCCGGAGAAATACTCATAGGATGCGAGATTATTGACATTGAACGCCCGAACATACCGCGGCTGCCATCCGAGGACAATGTTCATCGCAGAGACCGGGTCGTCAACGACGAATGTCCCAACCTTCTGATACTGATCTGCGTGGTTCAAACTCATATCGAAATCCTCCTATAATTTTTTGTTCCGCCTGATGGCGTTGTGCAATTTTATGTGGTCACTGTTCGTCATCACTTGCAGGTTACCGGGGACATTGTTTTTCCGATCTCCGTCCTCGTGATGCACCACAAAGTCAGGGCTGAGATAAAGCTGCTCACCAAGTCTGATGAGGCATGGTGACTCCGGATGATTTTCTCGAAGATGCCGTTCAGCCACGAGCCGATGCTGAAGCACATACCCCCGAGACGAAAACGGATGATCATCGCATTTCTCATACAAGTAGCCATCACTGTGCTGACATATACCCCCAGCCCAATTGTAGTTTCGTTCTCCTCGATGCCTATCAACCTTGTCCTGCAAATGTGAATCATGCGATTCCATACAGGTCTTTGAGCAGTACACTCGCTTTCCTGCGTGGCAAGGGTGGTCGAAAAAAGTAATTCCGCAGTGCTTACAGACAACTGCGACCTTCGGCTTTGAAATGGCTGCGGCCCTTCCGACAACAGAGCATTCATGCCCGCAGAATCTGGCAGTCTTTGCTCTGCACTGAGGAACTTTGAACTCGCTGCCGCAAATTTCACAAGACAATATTGCCCCCACAAACTTAGCCATGTGTATCCTCCTATAGTAGAATTTCCTCTACTATACATGGCTGGTTTATGATTTGTCAAGTTACTCATTGCGGTAGCCTTAGTAAAATCAACTAATTATAATTCGGGGATGGCCACCTCGGCCGTAGCGACCCACAATTGGTTCAAAATTAACGCTGCGAAGTAGGTCTTCCAGCCGATATGCCCGCGCTGGCCGAGCTTGTCGGAGTCACTGACGATGCCCGGGTTCTTGACGAACGGAGTCAGGGCGGTAGCACCCTTGAGCGGGGTGACGGCCGCGCAGTCGGCGGCAATGTAGATGACCGGATAGACGTCGGCGTTGGTGCCGGTCGTGGAGATCATCGTGGTGCCGGAGCCGGCCTTGAGCCCGCCGCCGTCAGCCCAAGGGGTGAACACGGTGGAGGTGAGATAGCGGACGTTGCCGACGGAACCGATCTCGGTCGGATAGGCGGACATTGAACCGTAGTCCACCACATCCTTGAATCCGGGCATCTTCTGAACGACATCTTCGAGGTCGGGATGACAGAAGGCGATGAAGCCGGGTTTGACGTTGACCGTCTCCATGTTCGCGGAACTGGAGAGTTTCTTGGTGATGACGGAGGCGTTCTGACGTTTGAACCCGCGGGTGATCTTCTGCTGCAGAGTCTTGGTCAGGGTCGTATTGACATCGGTACGAACCGTCGAGTTGGCGAAATAGCGGTTGGTGCCGGCCCTCATGATGTAGAACAACCGGGTCTCGACCGACAGAGCGGCCTGCTTGGCCAGGATGTCGCTGTACTCCTTGATGATCGGATCCTCGTGAGTGTCAGCGACCTTGTCGGTGATACCGACCCAGTCGCCGAGTTGGGCGAGGGTGGCCTGATAATCCGTGCTGGTGATGGCACTGCCGGCCGGGGTTACACCCTCGGTCAGATCCGTAGTAGCTGCAGACAAGGCCTCATACCTGCGGAACTTGACGGTATCCGAGGAGTTGCGCGGGATGGGCTTGGCCTGCAGGAACGGCTGCATGACCAGATCGGGGTCGGCCCGCTTCAACAGGTCGGCGGCAATCTTGCCTGCGGTTCGATAAGAGATATCACTGACGGTCTGTGTGGTCATAATTCTTGCTCCTCCTAGATGGTGGGGTTACGCTTTCGCGGCTTCCTGTGCGAACGCTCCTTCGAAGTCGTCCTCATCAATGCCACTCTGCTGCGTTGTCTGCCTGCTCCTGATGCCTTCCTGGGCTTTGAGCTTGGCTTCCTTCGCAGCGGCCTCTGCTGCTGCTTTGGCGGCGGCAGCATCCGGCGCCGCGCCTGGTGATCCCGGTGTCTGTGCGCTCCCGGTATCCTTCTTAAAAACATCGTACAATTCAATAATGTCGTCGGTGTTGCCGTTGTCGAGGACCTGATTATAAGCGGCCTTCAGAATCTTCGGCTGCGAATCGACCCAGGCCTCGACCTGCGGAAGCGTGGTGAACGCATCCGGGTGCTTGGCGAGGATAGCCTGCTCGTGGGCATTGCGGGCGACGTTCTGGGTAACGGCTGCGATCGGGGCGATCTGGGCCAGGACGGCGTTCACCCGCTGCTCAACCATGTTCTCAACCCTGGCCATGATCACCCGGGAGAGCACGGCGTTGGCGGCGGTGACCTCGGGGAAATTGGCCTCTAAGGTATCGAGGATGGCCTGCTCGTCGGTGGAGACATTCTCCTTGCCGGCGCGGGCGGCTGCGTCATCGGCAGCGGCTTTGGCTGCGGAGTCAGCGGCTTCCTTGTCTGCCTTGGCCTGCGCATCGGCTGCTACTTTGGCAGCGGCCTTGGCGGCAATCTCATCTACGGTAGGGGTGGCCGGAGTAGCAGCAGCTTTGGCAGCTTCGTCGGCGGCAGCCTTAACAGCTTCATCAGCGACAGCTTTGGCTGCTTCATCGGTTGCAGCC